CGTAGGTGGCCGGGAGGAGATTGTCCTCACCGATGCGCTGCTCCATCGGAGTCGTCAGCGTCTTCTGGACCTCACGGTCCTGCACCAGCAGCTTCTCCGCCCGGGAACGCCGCTCACGCAGATCCGTGATGTCCGCCATCATCTTGTCGAACTTCTCCTGCTCATCGGAGGAGAGGTTGCGCTCCTCCTTCTCGGCCACCCCGTTGAGCTCGAGCAGATCCGCGTGTAGGGACGCTTCCTGCTCAGCAAGGCGCCGAACGTCGTCTCGCCTCATGGCAAGAATCCTTTCGGTGTTGTTGAGAGGCCGGGGCTAGCTGTCGAGGACAGCGAGGCCCAGCATTTGCAGGCGGCGTTTCCTTGCTGCGGCCTGGATCTCCCAGTCCACCCCGGAACGCTGCTCAACCGGCACGTCTTCGGCCGGGTCCTGCTCGCTGTCCGGCTCGACAGCGACTTCAGCATCGGCAGGCACCCCATCCTCAAGCTGCGGGGCCGCGCCCTTGAGGAATTGCTGCGCCTGCTCGATGTCCTCAGCGATCTGCAACGCCCGCAACGACCTTAGTTCGGCGGTCGTGCCGGAGTAGGCAGGCTCCCACGTCGGGGAAACGTCGAGGATCTTCTTGAAGCCTGTGATGTTGCGATGCGGCTTGTTGCCGCGATGCTCGAGGTGGCTGTTACCTCCACCGACCACGAAGCCCGCGCTCATGCCCTTGATGTCTCCCCGCACCACGAGCTCCCGCACCGCTTCACCCACGTAATGCTTCGCGATGTCCGCCCGGACCCGCAGGCCCTTAGCGTCGTCGCTCAAAGTCAGCGTCCCGCCCGCCGTGGTGGCGAGAACGGGCAGCTTGTCGTTGTGGTCGTAGAACATCGGAATGTTCCCCGACGCCGGCAACGCCTTGCGGTACGCGCCACGACTGACGCTCTCAGTGAAGCGGCCCAGGTCGGTTTCCTGGTCGTACACCGCAGCGAGGCCCTCAAAGGACCAGCCGTCGTTGGACGTATCCACATCCGTGAAGGCGACTGACCGCATCTCGACACGGTCAAGCGCGAACTGCTGCTCGAGGTCCATCAGTCCACCTTGGGAGAGGGGTACGGTCAGCCGCTGTTGTTCGCGGCTGCGAGTTGCGGCGGGGGAGAAGTCTTAGGGGGCTCCGGCGGAGGGTTCGTCGGGATCGGCTGACCCGGCGTCGCCTGCTCCGTGATGCTGACGCGCTCCTGCGTCTGCAGCTTCACCTTGTCGCCACCGGGCAGCGGCGGCAGGTTCTCAAGCTTGCGGATCTCGTTCGGCGTGATCGCCTGAATGTCCGTCATCGTCTTGTAATACGACGCCCTAGCCCCAGCGTCGGCACGGAGCATGCCGTCCATGCTGAACTCGGCGTTGTAAATGTTCTGCGGAAAGATGCTCGAGTCCGACGTCAACGCAGTCGCGATGATGTTTGTAATCGGAGCGATCGCATGCAGGGCGAACTGGATCTGATTGGACTCCACCGTTGCATACGTCAGGCTGTCGCCGCTCGACCCGCCCAGATAGTTCGGGGGCAGCTTGAACAGCACAGCAATGTCCGTCCTCGACAGCTGCTGAGACTCGACGAACTGAAGATCCCTCAGCGGGGAGCCAACGGCCTTCCATTCGGCGCCCTCCTCGAGCACCCCGACCTGATGGGACTTCGCTGACCCACCGAACAGACTCGCGATCGACTGCTTCAGGTTCTGCGTCGCCTCGGGACCGATGCGGTTCGGGTGCTGAACCAGCCCCGACAGCGTCGCTCCCCTGGCATAGAAGCCGCCCTCGAACTCATCCCGAGCGATCGCGGCACCGAACGACGCCTTGCACTGAGAGATCACCGACAGGCCCATCACCCCGTCGATGCTCATATCCCACATGTGCAGCACATCATCGGGGGTGTAGTTCTGCAGTTCCCCCGTCGGAGGCTGGTAGCGGTACTGCTTGATCAGCTGATCGCCATCCCAGTACACGCTCATGTACTGCGGATTCAGCAACGTGAGCTCGTCCACCAAGCCCAGGATGTCGCGGTGTTTGCGGACGAACGCGTTGCCGTACAGCAACAGGTGCGTCGCGACGGTCGCCCAGAACCGGTCGGCCGGCGTGTGCTCATTCGGCTTGTCGTGAAGCATCACCCACGCCCGGTGGCCTCGCGCTTCCTCGCGCTCCCCGTCGTCCCCGACCTCCCGGTACACCTTCAGCGGCAGCTGCCCTACCTGACCGGAGATCATCGACACGGCAGCCCACACCGCCGACACGCCGAGGGCGGTCTGTGGGGTTACCCGCTTACCCGACGGTGACGGGGAGAACCCCAAGGCGTCCGCAAGCCACGTCTGTGGCATAGCTAGGCCGGACGTAGCACGCGACTCTTTGTTTCGGTTCCAAAAGGCCATTAGACCGTGACGATTCCTCGCTGCTCATACACCGACGGCGGCTGCTCCCCAACGCCCCTTAGGGCGAGGGTGCAGGCGACCAACGGGCAGATATCCACCGCTGAACTCTTGCGCGACCATGCCCACGCATCCCCCAACGGGCGCTTAGCGGCCCCCAGGACCGCCGCTTTGAGCTCCGGGGTCCCTAGGTGCCGGACGTCGCCGTCGTTGACCGCATCGACAAACTGGCCGCACGCCTGCGCATACTCCGACCCCGAAACCGGCGTGAAGTCCACACGAGCCTCCCGGAGCGGCTTCATCAGCGCCGCGGCCGGCGACCGCTCATCCAGCCAGATCCCCGCGACCTGATGACGGGCCGTCAGATCCACCAACCTCTCGACGACCCAACCCGTTCCCCTCCTGTGATCGACAACCTCGACGTGCCGGCGGCCATCCTTGCGGACCCCGGCGACAGCGATCACCGCCCTCGACCGGTCAGGCGTCACATCGAACGCGACGCACACCGGGTTCTGCGCTTCCGACCCAGTGTCCTCGCAGCCCTCCCACGCCTCAAGGCTGATCAGGTCGTCATCCTCCGACAGTCCTGAGGGCCAGTCCCCGACGCCAAGTCTTTCGGTAGCAAACGTTCTGGGGTCCATCGCCCGCTTCTCAGCCGCGATGACCTCCGCCCGCAACCGGATACCCAACCCCGGATTCGCCTGCGCCCACGCCTGCGGATCGTTCGCGATCTCATGGACCGTGTCCATCTCAGCATCCGCGGAATGCTCGAAGTACGCAAGACCCTCGTCGCCGCCCTCGATTCCACGCTTCCGCACCCTTGCGAGGGCTAGACCGTGGTCATGGACGTTCTGATCGACAGCGGACCCCGTGTACCAAACCTGCGGGTTCTCCCGGGCCGTCAACGTCGGCCACAACGCCCCGATCGTCGCCTCAGGCAGGAACATCGCCTCGTCGAGGATCAGGCAGTCGCCCGAGAACCCGCGGCCCCCGCCCTTCGTCCGCGTACGGAACCGGATGCGCTGCCCACCCTTGATCTCGATGCCCTCCTCACCATGAGAACGGGTGACCCGCTTCACACGCCTGTCCAGATCAGGCGACTGCTCAATCAGCGTCAGCAACCGGAGGAACGCCTCCATCGACGTGTCGAACAGATGCGCCGAATGGGTGATCAGCCGCTCCTCGAGGAGAAACAGGCCGGCGAGCTCACGGGCCTCCAACAGCGCGCCCTTCCCGTTCTGGCGCGGGACGACAACCCCGACCTCGAGAGCCGCCCACTTCCCATCCGCCCGCTCATTCAGCGCGTTGGACAGGATGAACTCCTGCCACGGGTCCAGAACCAGCCCAGCCATCCTGCACAACTCGACAGCCTCCGCACCCGTGCTCGAGACGTGCGGCGGAATGTGGCAGAACCTAGGCTGCTGAACGCCTGCGACGCGAACGACGGGCGGTGAGGTCATCCAGATGGTCCTTAGTCGCGGCCGGCGGCGCCAGCACCCGGATCTTGTCCAGCGTGTCCCTCAGCTGCCGCGAAGCCTCAGCCCTAGCCGTCGGCCTCGTGTCCGGGCTGTCGATGTCATCCGACAACGCCCGGGCAATCGCCCTGAGAGTCTCGAGCTCATCCCCAACGTCCACCGCGGCCCTGACCGTCTTCGGTTTACGCCTTGCAGCCATCACCAAATCCTCGAAGTCCGTCGTTTGGACTGCCGGCGAAGAAGCCTGTGAGTCGACGTCGCCCGGTTACACGACCGGTGCTCAGGCCCGGTGTAGACCAGCCGGTTCAGGTCGTGATGCCCGAGATCCCACGGCTCCCCAGGCACAATCGGCTTGCCGCACCGCGCGCACCGCACCCCGCCCCCCGAAACCGCCTTCGCCAAACGTCGCCGAAGCTGCTGATGAGTCCAGCCATACTTGGGAGAAGCTGTCGAAAGTCGGGCCAAAGCGGCGAATCCTGAGCGAAAGGGAGAGAAAAGCTGCT